TAATCTCACATTTCACTAATTTTAGATACAAAAAAGGGCACTTTCGTGCCCCTTTGTGTTGATAATATCTGTAAAGATATTAATGTGTTTTGAATTTCACTGGAAGGTCAAATTCTGTACTGCTATCTCTCCCACATAATCCGCAGCGTTACCGAACGAAGAGGCCGTATTTGTTAATTCTATGTAGCCATACCTTGTCATAAATGACACGACTGGTTCGAACGTTGTTGGATCAAGAACAACACCAGAACTCATCAAAGGAATATATGGGCAATAGAACGCGGCTGCGTCTGTCTCGCTTGAACCTTTGTAACCAACCAATACAGGCTGTGTGTCAGGAGCATAGCTGTTAACAAATACACGCATAGCACCGTTTAGTGTACCAACGAACTTGGTATTTGTTGGAGCTTCGAATGTACCTTCTGTTGTACGAGCAAATGCACTGGTTGTGGCACTCTGAAGAACTGTCAAGCTAGCAGGTGATACAACAGCCCAGTTACCAGCACCACGACGGGTACGCTGTGCAATCAAGTTAGCAACACGATTGATTAGAACAGCTAGAGCAGCGTGTTCGTCACCAACGTATGTGGCTGTACCAGATACAGTAGCTTGGTTGAATGTATACTCTGTTGATGCAAGAGTTGCGAGTGACAAGAGGATCTCTTGGTCGATCTCAGCGGTGATCTCTTGTGCTAGAGCAGCCATGATTTCTGCTTCAACGTCAATACCATGTTGGCTTTGAGCGTCCTGAGCAGCTTCGAATGTCCAACGTGCTTGTAACTTACGTGACTTGGCTTCAACAGCTTGACGCAAGATTTGCACACTGATTTGCTTACCACCATTACCTTCAAGCGCAGCAGTATCGTTACCAGTATAGAAACTTGTGCTTGTATCAGCTTGAGGTGTACGTGAATACGCTTGAGCAATCAAGAATGGACTTAATGCTTCTTGACCAGCTGTAACGCTTGTCTGAGCAGCACTGTTGTCTGTTAATGACTGAGCATAACGAACACGTAGAGTGTGGATCTGACCAACTGGGCCAGTCATTGGCTGAACACCAACCAACTCATTAGCGATAACTGTTGGCATAACACGACGAATAACTGGAAGAATCACACGGTTTAGAGTAGCGATATTACCAGCTGTAGTTGTACCTGCTGTAGATTCAGCAAGCAGTTGCTTTTTGGTGTTTTCTAAAATAACACCCATTGTTGAGCGGCGAGTGCCTTTTAAGCCTTCTAACAGGGCCTCTTTGGTCTCTCCCCAACGGCTTTCTAAGAGTACTTTTGACATTTTATTTTCTCCTAATCTATGTCTTAAAGCCCTGCCAGACGTTTGATCGCTATCACGTTATCACGTTCTTCGACCTCAACCTCTATTTTGGCAGTTTTATCACCAGTTGCTTCTGTAATCATGGATTCTGCAAGCTTGGCTTTTGACTGAGCTTTTACAGCACCATTATTAAGAACTGCTGGTAAATATTTATCGAAAGTGGCCTTTAGCTTTGGTGTTTGGACACTTTCTAGTAAACTCGCCATTACCTGTGCCTTCTCTTTGTTCAATGGAGCAAGTAACTCATTCATTGTTTTTTCACGCAGATTAGATTCACGAATAATACGAACTTCACGATCCCTTTGTTCAACCAATTGCTTGGTTGCTTTGATTTGGTTAATAGATTCAGCCAACTGGCTTTCTCTTTCGGCTAACCTAGCCACTAGCTTGCGAGTTTCAGACTTCTCATTTAAATGAGTAGTTGAAAATTCACTTGCAAATGCTTCAAATAGTCTACGCCCGAAATTGTTTTCACGGGCTGCCTTGATATCTTCCTTAAGTTGTGTCATTTCACTTCTCAAGTGGCCGGTAACGATTGTATTCAATCTTGTAGCACTTTCTTTGATAAACTTAGATTTCAGTGCTTCAAGTTGCTTATAACCTTCAGAAACCAATTTGACCTTAGCTTCAACCACAGCCTTTTTGTCTTGTGAGAATTCTTTAATTTCTCGGGCAAGGGCATGAACAACGAATTGCTCTAGCTTTTGTTGACTTTCTTTTTGCACTTGGCGATCACTACGCAACTCTTTGATTTCTTCGGCTAGTTTTGTAACCATGAAGTCATTGAATTTTGTTGCACTTTCACGCAATTGCTGTTGTGCTCTCACACGGTCTTCGTTGATTGATTGTCTTTCTGAATGAAATTCAGCGATTTCACCTTTAAGACTTTCTGTTACCATACGATCAAGGGCTTCAACCATCACGCTTCTGTCATGTTGATAACGTTGTGCAAACTCTTCTCTGAGTTCTGCACGAACTTGCTCACGGGCCTCGACTAACTTTGATTCCCAGGCTTCGTTTAATTCTTGGCCCACGTCTTGATTAATAAGTCCGCTCTCAAGTAATGGTTTTAATGCGTCTAACATTACTGATCCCCTTTTTATATTTTGAGATCCCTAATGAGGCGTTTTACTTCCTCCTTAAGAAATCTCTGTACCTTCTTGTCGCCCTTAGCATCTTTTGCAATTTCCAAAACCTTATGACCGTATTTCATGTTCTGCATACCTTCATAAATTGCCTTAGGATAAGCATTTGGTGCGCTTGGTTGAGCAACAATATCCACAGTGACTATTTCAAAGTCACTGACCTTGCCATCCATGTCGTTCACGTTGCCGCTACCACGACTGGATACGCCGAGTTTCACACCACTCTCCAACATGGTCTTTACTAGTTGACCCATGGGAGTTGGAAGAATCTTTAGTTTACCAAAACCATTTGCACCATCCATCCACATGCTGGTAATCATATGTGATACACGATCCAAATTGATCTTGAGGTCATCAGGGTGATCTACTTCACCCAATACACTATGACCTTCTGCCATTTGTTCATTAAGAGTTTGCACAGCGGCTTCAATTTCAGCAACAGGGTAAATGCGTTCATTGGCATTTTTAACTCCGCCTTGAATAAAGATACCCTTCATATAAAGGTTCTTCTTGTCGCCTTCACCGACCGCTTCCAACACCATGTTAGCGCGGTCGAATGTTAGGTGTTCTCTTAAGTAAGCCATGCTATTCTCTGGTTATCTGCGCTTGCGTGACTCAGCAACTGGACTACGTGTACCTGTAGCAGCGTCTTTTGTAACTGCTTTAGGTGCGCTGGATAGATCCTGTGACTTCTGTCCTGGTGCATTCTTGAATGAACCAGCACCCTTGACTTGGCCTTCGCCTTTTGTCAAGTAGTCATGTGGTTGCTTAGGGCCAGTAGGATCAGCTTCAGTATATCCAGAGAACCTAACAGGACGACTGGCCATTCCAGCTTGTCCAGAGTTAGCATCTACTGTGCTACGCTTTTGAACGCCGTTGTCACCATGGGTAACGCTAACTTTTTGTAGTTGAACGTTTTCCATCATGGCTTCTTCTTCGTCATGTTCTTGTTCCATGTCATGTGTTAAATCGTCACCTTCTTCTTCAGCGTGGTCATCAAACTCAGCATCAGATTCATCACTGTCATGACCGCCCATGATATCTTCAAACTCGGCCATTAACTGGTCAAGCTTGTCTTCAATACGGATAACAGCATCTTCAACATCGTCGCTGGTATCTTCGTCACCGTCATCTTCAATATCAATGACTTCTGTTTCTTCGTCATCGCCGTCTAGCATGTCATCTAGATCATCTTCGTCTTCATCTTCATACACACCGCCGGCTTCGTCAACGTTGATTTCGTCTAGCAGATCGCCAACTTGGCCACCCATGCCTTCTTCCATGTCATCCATCATTTCTTCTTCCATGATAGATTCGTAGATTTCACGGGATTTTTCTACAACGATATCGTGAAATAATTCACGGGCTTGTTCTTCATTCTCATTGATAATAAGATCAATGAGCTTTTCAAATTTCTTGTGGTCCATTATTGTTCTCCTGAATAGAAATGGCTTACGTAGAATTATTTAGTGCATAGCTAAGAAAAGTGCGTTATAAGTACGTATTTTTCACATTTTCAATAGACATATGCAAAAAAAGGGGCATGTGCCCCTTTTTACCAAAATTAATCTAGATTTATAGAGTTGGCGCTGCGCCTTCAGCACTGGCTTGAGGACCATATTGACTTTGAATCTTTTTCAAATAAGTTCTTTTTTCATAGTTCCTCACGTCCAACATCTTTCTTAATTTTCTAATTTGCTTTAGAGTAAGCTTTGTTTTTCTAGAGGTACGCCAAACAGGTTTGCTATTGTCAGCTTCAATATCCTGAAATCCTTGTACGCCTGGGTCAAATAATTCTAGTAGTATCATAATATCTATTTATCTGGTTAACCAGGTGCCACTCCACCGGCAGTAGGTGCGCCGGCTGCTGATTGCACAGGACCCACTACCTCAGGTGAAGCTGGTGCACCGCCGGCTTCGGCCTCAGGAGGAGCTTCTTCGATATCCGCGGCCGTTTGTTCATCACTTTCCATATCACCAATTGATACACCAATATTACGTAGGTCATCGCCTTTAGGTGATGCATCTTCTTCTTTGTTATTTTCTTCACGCCACATTTTTTCATTGCGATTGATTTCATCTTCACTCAAGCCCAAGAATCTTTCTAGTGCAAATCGTTTTGAAATATATGGGAGTGCTTCCATTTGAGCAAACACAGTAACTCTTGCTGTATCCAATTCACTTTGACGATAGCTTGCAAAGTTTTGAGGAGGATTAAACTGTAGGTTGAATAAGCCTGAATCAATATTGAAACCACGCCATCTCAAGAATAGTTTAAATTCTTGGTCTAGTTTCATTGCAATATAATTCTGCAATCTTTCACAATATTGATTGAATCTGTATTCTTGAATCAGAGCAGTACCAACACGACCATCACTCATTGGTCTGTCACTGTCATCAGGACCAGTTGGTAGGTAACTACTTGGAACCCTTAGTCCACGTGCTAGTCTATTGTTAAAGTACTTTAAATCGTCAATCTCACCTAGATTCTGTCCACCTTGTAGCAAATCAACCGAAGATCCACGACCATCAGCGGTTACAGGAAAGAAATAATCTTCGTTCATTGAATTCTTAACAAATATACCAGAATCTATGGCAAAAGTATGGAAATCATGCCATTTATGCAATCCATCTATAGTTATAGTACCAGTGTCTCTATTTGCAACCTTGCGGATTTTAACTACACGATGGTTAAAGTTGTTAATTTCTTTTACAAATTGTTTCCAATTTTTATAACCAAATTTAGTTAATAAACGATCCATTTTACTATAACCAAATTTGTCAAAGTTTATTTTACATTGTGCATTCTTATAGTCAAGCGGAATAGAATTTGCTTCTTTAACTAAACTCAATAACTTAGTGTCGGTATCACATTTGTTTAATACTTCATTTTTAGTAAAAGTTCCACTTTTTACAATTTCAGATACTCGTTGCAACATGCCAAAAGTTAAATTAACAGGTTGATTTTTAATCTTAACTCTGTATTCACAATTAGCTTTAGTCTGTGCCAAAGCCGTTGGATTCTCAGCAAGATATTTTTTTCTTGCCTTTCGCATATTTTCTTTATAATTAGCAGCAACCTGAACATCATTGGTTCGCATCCAAACAGCTTTTTGTTGAGCTTGACGAATATTCCAAAGTCCGATTAATCTTTCTTCTTCGGTCAGGTTTTTCCAATTTTCTTTTAAAGTGTTAGAAATCTTAGAAGTTATCTGTTGACGATACTCGTCACTCATTGTGATCCAAAAATCTTTCTTTTGTGCTGCATGATACAATACATGATCTTCTTTGTCCATATAAGTAAGATTTATAGGATCGTTATTAAATCTATTAGAATCTTTATGATGAATCACAGTCCTAGGCTTCATTGCGTTTTCAGGTAGATAACTGAATTCTTGATGCTTGCCTAACTCTCTAAAGAACTCACCTACCATTCTGTGAGTCCAAATCCATTTCTTACTCTCGTGATCAAAAACTTGCTGGTACTTATTAGTCTTACCACCAGATATAGGAGCATTCTTAGTGTTGAATGCTATCAAGCTATCATTTTCAGTTAAATCCTTAGCCTCAACAAATCCTTTGCCAAACACAGGAATTTTATGATCTGGGGTACACACCAAAGTTTTTCCATTATCAAAAGTTAATTCAATCACCTCTGTATTTTTTCTTGTTACACCTGCCCAATTAATGACACCAGGAACTACTTTACCTGTTTGTGGATCGCAACTATATGCCCAGTTCTCTTTACCTGCTTCAAATTCATTAATTATTTCTTGCAATGTCAATGTTCGGCCATCCAACAAAGGTATCTTGGTTTCTAAATCCAAACAAAGGGGATTATATGTGGCATCTACAATACTTTGCCCACCGTATAAACTAGGTATACGGCGTTGATGAATTTCGTTTTTAATACGTTCAACAAAACTCATGGCCATATGACTAGGCATATTACCAACGTCAATTTTAAATACTCTGCGTTCAGGTGCACGTTGTACACGATATATTAAGACCGCATCTTCTAGTAGTTCTTTTTGTTTATAAACTTTAAAGACGTTTTCCAAGATACTTTGTCCAAAAGGCCAAAAACGATCTAGACCCTCTGTTAAACTCAAATGTACTATGTGCTTGGCATCAATAGCACTTTCACTTTGACCCAATGTAAATCTACTGCCAGTGGTATTATAGGGCATTGCTGGAACTGTATATGGAGTATTTGTGCCCCCACCTGTTCCGCCTAATCCAGTTGCTGGGTTGGCAGCAAAGTCAGTATTAGTTTTCTGTGCTACTGAAAGATTCTGTAGGTTAATGTTAATGTCTTTAAGAACATACTGTTCAGGTAGTTTACCTTCACTTTCGTTGACAATGACCTTAATAACCTTGACCATATCTACCCAATATAGTTTAAAGTTTTCAGGATCTCTTACAAACAATTGATCGCCGTACTTGATGGTATTGCGAAATATTTTAAAAACTCTGGTATCAAACTCATTTAACTTGCACCATTGCTGTAATTGAGTTTTTAAAATAGTAATCTCATCAGGAGTGGGATCGTCTTTGAATTCAATGTTAAAAGGCGTTTTGTTGTGTTCATTTTTCTGTGTACTAAACTCACTGATAATATCTAGACAGGCATTGATTTCAGCATCAACGTCCATCATTTCATATTGGTTATAACGTTCTATACGATTTGGGTGACCAGTGTAGACTTCAGGTAGTCTACTCATGTAGTTCTTATAACCAAATTCAGTATTGTTCCACCCACCGGTCTCACTGCCATTTTGGCCTGGACTACCGTTCCAAGCTCCTGAATTGCTGTTTACACCGGATATAGGGCTAGATATACCACTACGATTTAGAAATTTCTTTTTGTAAGTCATGTTGTATTTAGTGTATCATCACGAACGGCGCATTATCTTTTCTAGTATACCGTTGGATTCGGCTACCTTATCTATCATTTCCTGCATTTTAGCGGTAATTGAATTTCTTATGTCAATCATAACTCGAACCATAGTATCGTCTGTTGATGACATTGCAGTGGTAGTT